GTGTCTTTCCAACGGCTTCTAGTATAGCAATACCCATCTGCCAATTCGCGCTTCCATAGCGTAAATAGGACGCTTTTTTTCTATCCATTAGATTACCTACCTCTACCCCATACAAGGCCCTGTAATGGCTTCCTACGCCTTCTGAATAGGCACTCATGCCTAGTCTGTGTGTGTGGCCACACAATACTGATTTACCCCACTTTTTAGCCAGGTTAAGAGCAGTAATACCAGCGTGCTGAGACATATTTCCTTCGTCTCCATGGGCTAGCATCCAGCCCGGCTCAAACTCGTATGCTTCTTTGTGATAGGTCATGCCCATCTCGGCGAAGCCCATAAACTTTGGGTACTGCAACTCTGGCAAGCTGATTAAGCCAGGTACTTTTAGTAAAGTGTTGTAAAGCCGATCGGTATGGTTAGATCTAATTATGTGGCATTGGCTAGAATACTCACTTAGATCCCACAGTATTTCTTTAGTAAGCTCACGATCCTGGTGAATGGTTTGCTTATAAGCCATAGGTGTTCCCTCGGCCCATTTGCTAATTGTATTAAAATCAATTTCATCCCCGACCACCAGTACAGAATCAAACTTCTCCCTACGTGCTAACTTAATTACATTCTTTACAGCTGCCTCGTGATGAAATGGGATCTGTAGATCCGATATAACAAGGTAACGCTTAATCTTCATCCTCTTCAAAATCGTCAAGTGGATTCTTAATAGGATCTTTAGTATCTACGATCCAGTCTGGATAACTTGACCTATCCATAGCAAAGGCTAGAGCTGTGCCTTCATCCATTCCTGACTTACGGCAAGCCATATAAACCTCATTAGCTGCTATTGCCCAGAAGTCTAACTTTGTAAGTACAGGCTCTTTAGTAGTCCTGCGCCTACGTGCAACCTTCTTTTTTGGTTTGCGTTTAGTAGCCATATTAAAATTATGACTTACTAATTAAAATAAATAGATCATCAACACGCTGTTCTAATCGTGAACTTCTTTCGTCTATTCGGTTAATGGCATCCTTTATCGATGTCCCAGAATTGGGGCGCAATTCATTAAGCCAACCTTTAACTAAGAAACGTAATCCGACTAGCACGCCTGACAGCACTGCGATAACGCCAGCCCCAAAGCCAGCCCATTCGCCCGGTGTCATGCTTCATCTGCACCGAGGCCATAAGCACTATCGGATTTATCTAAAGCCCTAGCTGCTGGACCTGCTAAAGCTGCAACAATTACAGACACAGCAGGATCTAAACCTAATTCGTTACTTGCTAAGAACGTTAAGAAGGATACTAATACCCCACGTGCGTAGGACTTTAGTATTGCTTTTTGCTTCTTACTGATTTTCATATCTTTCCCCCTAGTAGTGGTATATCGAACTCTCTGCCATCCTTATCGCCTGATGGATTAAAGCTGACGTGGATGTGCTTTGTGTGTTTGTTAAACCCTGAATACTTGCGCCATTTATAATTAAGAATCCTGCTAGCGATCATGCCATTATGAATTACGTAAGATATGCGCTTATCGGTTTTCGCACAGATTCTGATCTGGTCAGCCAGATATACCGAGAGCCCTTCGGATGAATCCAAGCGAGAATCAATATCAATGGCTCGCACGCATCCGGTCTGGTCTGGATTATGATCTGATTTTCGGGCAGAATGACGAGCATCACCAATCCACCCATCACTGGTAGTGCGCCGATCTGGATACCAGGTAGTAACGGCATCTCTAAGTTCTACTCCTGCTGCACATAACCAAGGCTTCATTATGAAAGAAGTAGTGCGGCTTCCTCAGCTGTAATGCCAAGTTTATTTAACAAAACTGCTTTAGCATCTGCCTGTGCTTTAACTTCTGTTTTTTGTGCTGCTTTGTAAGCAATTAAACCTGCTGCAATTTCTGCATCTGTTGGTTTGACCTGCGTATCATCTAACCATTGCAAATCATCACCTGATAAAATAAAATCTGCATCTGGTCGAATAAATAAAATTGCTTTAACTTTTTCATTATGTTCCATTATGCACCTATTTCCATTAAAATAATTGTGGATACTGCATTGTTTGCTTGAACTGAATCGCCTTGTCCTTTTTTGAATTGTGTTTTATATGTTGTTGATGATGTTGTTGCAGGACTGTCTAAATATGAATAACTAAAAATGGCTTGCAATTCTGATGAACCGCCAGAAGGTGCTTGATAAGAACCATTTGGAACATCAGCTATAATGTTTGTTGCACCACGCATAATTTTGAATGTTCCACCAACGCCTGCGGCAGATGCAGAAGCAAATAATGGTTGATGAACAATAACCATAACTTTAGATGTATTTAATGTAGGGGTAATTGATAAAGTCAATCCTGTATCAGCATAAGTTGTTGTTGAATTTGTAGTTGCTGTTGAATAAGTTGTTTGAACTACTTGCAAAACTTTTCCTCCACCGCCTGCGGGGGTTGCCCATGAAGGCACACCACCTGCAACAGTTAAAACTTGACCTGTTGAACCAATACCCAAACGAGCAGGTGTTGAACCGCTTGATGAATAAATTGTGTCGCCTGTTGTAGTCATAGGGTTAGTCATGCCGGTTGTATCTAAGTTTGCCCATGCGCTACCTGTGTAATATGTAGTAACATTAGTATCTTTTAAATACGCAAAGTTACCTTCTTGTGGTGATGTAACAGCTGAATCTCTAGCTGCGGCACTGGCAAATACCCAGACACCTTGCATTAAATAGCCATCTACATCGGCTGCGGTTAATACCTCGCCTGTAACAAAATCTTTAAAACCTAATCCTGCTGCCATTATATCTCCTTAGTAACTGAGCACATTATAGTCTAACGTGCCGTATGTATTGTTGTTCAAAATTAGAGCGTCTAAAACGGGCTCTAAGGTTGTAAAGATTGTTTTCCAACTATTCGGGGTGATATTCATGCCCACACCGAAAATCTGTAAGGTCTTATCTAAGGTAGATCCGCCTGGCTGGGTAGTAATTACTGTGATCGGATCAAAAAAATCTAGGTTTAAGGCTGCAATAATGCCTGTGTTGTAGTCTGGGGTGTATAAGTCTAATTCAACGGCATCACATCGGATGCTTGTCTCAGCTCTAGAAGCCACATAAGCCTGAGCATAATCAAGGGCTACGGCATCAGTCTGCATTAGTAGGTTATTTAAGAAGTAGGAATGAATAAAGTACTTAGCAATAGAAGCTGAGTTAGTGGCTACTTGGGCAGTGCCACCTGTCCTAGTAATTGTAGCTGAATTAAAGACTAGCGTATCGTCTAACTTCCATACGGCATTAGCATATTTAATACCTGTGCCATCATCTGCAAAGAGCGTGGGCGTGCCACCTATTGAAGCAGCAGTTACAGATCGGTCTTGGAAAACAAAACTGCCACTGGCATCTACATAAACTGCGCCATACTCGCTATCGGCCACAGTTTGTAATGCAGCTAGAGAAGTCCTTGTAGTACCAGGATCTGCCTGCATAGTAGTTAAACCTGCATCTACATCACGCATGGTGGCAGGCCATGAAATCTGATCTAAGATCTGGTTAATTCTTGTGCCTGATAAATTACCGGCAGTAGCACCAGTAACTGTTGAGATTTGAGCGTTCTGTGCTAGCCTATAGGCATCTACGGCTTGTATAGTTGTATAGGCAACTTCTGTTGCATCTTTAGGCTGAGTATTTACATAAGACGTAATAAAGCCTGAAAAGATTGGATATGTTACTCCTGAGTAGGTTGCAGTTATTTGCACCTTCTTCATAGGAGTTAATAATTCATAATAAGGGCTACCTGGATTTTGTGGGTTAAAATCTCCGTTTTGATCCACTATGCGTAAGGTCATTGTGCCAGTTTGAAATTGATCGGATATGGCAGTACGGCCTCTATTAGTTTGCACGACATTAACTCGATCAGATACATCTACAATTACAGCTGCTGAATCAGCCAATATGTTTGTACCAAGTATGCCTTGTCCAAGTATTAAAGCCTGCGCAAAACTAGGCCCAGTACTGAAGTTAATAATTGCATTTACTACAGGTACTGCCATTAGAATCCTTGCCCGGCAGGTACTGTGCTAAATCCATTCTTAGTAGCAATTTGTATTGTTTCTGCAATAGCTTGGCTTAATCTATCACCACCAGCTGTCGTATCAACAGTAATTACTATTTCTTGTGGGGCAGTTGATGCAGCACCAGGCGTGTAACCTAACGCTAAACCTAATCCCATCGCTCCCACGCTTGTGCCAAAGTTAGGATTGTTTAATGAAGTGTTTGCCAGGTTACTAATATCAGGAAATCCTCCAGTGCCGGTAATTGCACTGCCCTTCATTTGGCCAGGGCTTACACCTAAACCTAATAACACTTTTTGACCTGCAGTTAAAATCATCGCAGCAGCTTCGGTCATGGCCGTAGTTAATACATCTACTGCTTTTACGCCTTCCATCTCAGCTAGTATCTTCTTAGCCAAAGCCTCGTTGTTATCTAGGATTGCTAACTGAGCTTTAATGCGTAGTTTAGTTTCTTCATCGGTGGCAGCATTAAGGGCTACTGTTAAGCCAATACGCTCTAGATCAAACTTATCTTTTAATTTATCTACTTCACTTCTTTTATTTAGAAGTGCTAATTCAGCAGCTCTAGCAGCATTGGCTTTTTTAATCGCATCTAATTCTTTTTTACGCAATACAAACATATCATTAGACGTTTGTCCACCTTGATAAGTTCTATTAGCCCGGCCGGTGTTAGGTCTTTCAGATGCTCCATATTTTGCCAATAATGCCAACAGTGGGTTGCTTACAACAAATAATGTATCAGTGCTAACTTTATCTAAGCCAGTAAATCTATCAGTTTTTGCTAATAAAGCAGCCATACCATAAGTAGCATCTGCAACTTTCTTTGCAAAATATTCCATATCATCGGCTGCATTTTGTATTGAATTG